TACGACTCGTCGCGTTCAATCTCGCCATCTTGGAGAAGATTCTGTCTGGCGGCGAGGCCGACTCGGCCACCGTCGCAGATATCTTCGTCGACCGCATCGATCCGTGGGACATGTACCTGGATCCGATGGCCGACGGGATCCACAACGCCCGATGGTTGTGCCATCGCATCTACACGACGAAGCGCGAGATTGAACGCGACGAGTCGTATGCCGAGGCAGACATGGATCTGCTCGTCGGTTCCGCACCTGATGTGATCGAGGACGATGCGCGCGGTTCGCGCACTTCGGCGCATGGCGACACGACTCAGGACTGGGTTGTCCTGTACGAGTTCTACGACCTTGTCGACAAGGAGATGTGGACGTTCACCGACAACGGAGAGATCCCTCTCCGTCGTGTGACTGGCATCGAACTGGCGCCGATCGTTCAGCTTGGCAACTACCGCATTCCCAGGTCGCCGTACCATATGGGTGAACTTGAGCAACTGTGGCCGATGCAGCAGGAACTCAACAAGTCGCGTTCACAGTTGATCACTCACCGTCGCAGGAATGTGGCGAAGTATCTGATCCGCGAGGACGCCATCACGGACGAGGGCCGCGAAGCCCTGCAGTCTCCGATCGTGAACCAGATGGTTCCGATCAAGGGCGAGATCCCGCTGGAAGCGTTGGTCAAGCCCGCACAGCTCGCACCGTTGCCACCCGAAGCGTATGCGTCGGCTGATCAGGCGCTGCGTGACATCTACGAGATTAGTGGTGTGAACGAATACCTTCGCGGCGCAAGCCCCGAGATTCGTCGCACCGCTACAGAAGCCTCCATCATTGAAGGCGCGTCGAACGTGAAGACACGCGCCAAGCTCTCCGACGTTGAGCAGGCCGTGCGCAAGGTTGGCACGTTGATCGTGGAAACCGCCAAGGCGGTGTACCCCGACACTGACGTGGACGAACTCGCCATGTTCCTCACAGGCGGAGAGGCTCAGAAGGTTGCCCGCGAAGAGGCGGGCATCGAAGCCGACGGCCTCGCAGAGCAGGGCATGACGGCTGAGGCACAGCAGGTGCTGATGGAGGGTGAGCAGTCTGACGTTGTGGTGACGCCGACCGAAGAGATTTTCGTTGGCGAGTACGAGATCGACGTCGAAGTTGGTTCGACGGAGATGCGGTCCCCTGCGTTCAAGGAGCAGAAGTACCGCGACATGGCGCAGACGTTGGTGCAGATGCAGGAGCCGTTGCAGATGGCTGGCGTCAACATCAATCTGCGTAAGGTCTTCGAGTTGTGGTTCGAGGCTGCACAGATCACTGACGTGGACGGCATGTTCGCTGACCAGCAGCAGCAGCAGGCACCGATCGTGCCTCCTGGCGCCGAGGGTCTGCCTCCAGAGATTGCTGCGTTGATGGCTCAGGGCGGCGCGCCTCCTGGCCTGGCACCCCCTGGCGGCGTCCAGCCTGGCGAGGGGCAGCCGAACTTACAAGCCGCGCAGGCTCCTATAGCTCCTATCGATGATACGAATACGGGCGCGTTGGCGCCCGCCATCTAACCCTTCCTGACATTCGTTCCCCTATAGATGAGAAGCCTCCTGTCACATCGGGAGGTGTGAGCAGGAAGGTGACATTCTTTTGACTGATGGATTCGCGCAGATGGCGGAAGCACTCGCCACCGCCGAAGCCGAGATCGGGGAGGCAAACCCGATCGTCACTCCAGAGACGATGCCCGTCTCTGAGGTAGAAGCTGAGGTTGTGGACGAGCAAGCTGACGTATCTTCGGATGAACAACCTGATGTTGCTGAGACACCTGATGCTGGTGTTGACGAGGAACTGCAGTCGCTGGTCGATGAGATCGGTGAAGGCGGCAAGGCCGACGCGGAAAATGCGTCGGACAACCCTGTGGCCGAGTTCCTGGCTTCTGACGACTTCTGGACGACAGAGGTTGAAGTAGACACTGGCGACGGCCCAAGCCCGACGTCCCTCCGTACGCTCGCTGACGGGTTCCTCCGTCAAGCGGACTACACGAAGAAGACGCAGCAGCTAGCCAGCGAACGCAAGGGTACCGAGGACGCGGTGGATTTCCACGAAGCGTTCTCCAATGACCCTGTCGCGTTTGCCCGTGCCCTCGCAGTCCGTGCAGGACTGATCGAAGAGGGTGCGGATCCGATCAAGCAGGTCGATGCAGCCAAGATCCCCTCTTCGGAGGAGCAGGAAGCTGAGATCGAGAAGCGAGTGGAAGAGCGGCTCCAAACGGATCCGCGGTTCATCGAAGCCCAAGCCACACAGGCGAAGGCTGCAGTGAACGCAGAGTTTGACCGCATCCAGACGGATCGCGGAATCAGCCTGTCTCCCGCCGTGCGTCAGCACCTCATCGATGAGGCCGTCTCCCGTGGGACGACGGACTTTGAGGTGGTGTTGGATGCGGAGATGTATCGGAAGCAGCAGCAGAAGCAGCGGGCCGCAGCAAAGCAGCGCAACGCACCGTCTCGTCCGACGACTCCCAAGTCGCCCTCTGTGGATGGCGATCAGGGTGTGGTTGATGACATGGATGATGCGTTTGCGCGTGCATTCACTGAGCTAGGCGCCGCCTAGTTCTTGGCAACTGAAAGGTAACAGATAATGGCAGCGCCATTTGACACATATCCCGCCGACGGTCTGATCGCGACCACACTCAAGCATTACATTCCGAAGCTCGAAGACAACGTCTTCGGCGCGAAGGTGCTTTTGTGGGTTCTTCGGGCCAGCGGCTCCATTGGTGACGTTGGTGGAGGCACCAACATCGTGAAGCCCCTCATCTATGCGGCCTCCACAAATGTGGGTTCGTATGAGGACGACGACGTATTCAGCACCGCTGCGAACGGTGGCATTACTGCCGCCGAGTTCGGGTGGAAGCAGTACTACGGCCTCGTACACTTCACGGGCATCGAGCTTGCGCAGAACAACAGCAAGGAAGCACTCCTTTCGCTGATGAAGTCACGCATGCAGCAGGTCGAACTGTCCATGGCCGACGGCATCAACGCGATGCTGTGGGGCGAGGGCACTGGGAACTCCGCTAAGGACTTCCAGGGACTGGGCGGAATCATTTCCGCTACCGATCCGACGACCGCTCCCGCCATCGGCAATATTCCGCGTGCGGCCAACGCATGGTGGAAGCCGACCACGAAGGCGGCTACCGTCGCCAACACTCTCGCCCTGGCTGACATGGCGAACGTGTACAACTCGGCTTCTGAGGGATCTGACCATCCCGACTATGCCATCACAACCCAGGACGGGTTTGAGGCGTACGAAGCGCTTCTCACCTCGAACATCCGCTATGAGGATGTTGAGATGGGCGATGCTGGTTTCCAGACGCTGAAGTACAAGGGTGTTCCGATTGCGTTCGACGACGACGTCGAAGGTGACGGGGTGCCGACGGAGCAGGAGTCCCCGATGTTCTTCCTTAACACGAAGTACCTCGAACTCAGCAAGCTGGCTGGCAAGTGGTTCAGCCCGTCTGAGCTTCTGCAGCCGACCAACCAGGACGCGTTCTTCAAGCACCTTCTGTGCTACGGGAACCTGACTGTGTCCAACGTGGCACGCCAGGGCGTCCTCTACGACATCCACGCCTAAGGCTGGATAACGATTGGTGCGTATGCGGGGGCCGTCTCGGCCCCCGCTGCACCACGAAGGAGAGTAATGGGGTTCCGCGAAGTCGGTGGGTCAAGGGCAGAGGGTTCTACTAGTGCCCGTCCTGCACCCTTCGGAGGGATGCCGTTCAATCCCCCACACTGCCAGGGGGTTACGAAGGCAGGGAAGTCGTGCACAGGCCCGAAGGCCAAGGGCACGATGTATTGCGTTGGACATCTACGGCAGCGGGGAGAGTTGAATGGCGACCAGGGCTGAGATCCGCACGTATGCACGCGAGCAGGCACTGCTCGACTCGTCCGACGTTGCCGACACGATTCTCGACACGTACCTTGATAGGGCCGTGTCTGTTGTTGGTTCCCGTTTAGCATGGCCTTTCCTTGACGGAGAGTCCACGTTTGAGACTGTGATCGGTACTCGCAACTACAGCATGCCTGCGACCGCTGTGAAGATCGAATCGATCGTGCGCTCTGGCTCGAAGGTGCGATTGCGTGAGGTCACTTCCACACAGGCTCGCCAGCGGTTCGGTGACGATCCGCCGACGACCGACGCCCGTTCGTTCTTCCTGTGGGACGACGACATTCACCTCGTAGAGATTCCCCCATCGGTCGAAACGTACAAGGTGTACTTCCGTACGAACCCGACGCTGATGGCCGCTGACGGCGAGTCCCCCGAGTGGGATTCGCAGCATCACCTGTTCCTCGCAGACTTCCTCATCGCACGCATGTGGGAACGTGAAGAGGATCCGCGCGCCGCCGAAACCGCCGATAGGCGTTTCGATCAGGGCGTCGCAGACATGGCACAGTTCTACCTCAACCAAGCATCGGATGCCCCGATGGTGTGGGGCGAGTCCGCCGACCGTGCTGTTGGTGGCTACTACGGCAACATGCCGTGGCTGGACGGTGTGTGATGGCGCAGGCACAGCGCGTCGATCTGGCTGGTTT